ATTTCTGACTTAAGGAAAGTCAAGGGGAAGATCTTTGACAACACACCAGTGTTGTTCCCTTTCCCGACGGTGCTCCGCCTATCAACTGAGGTTTCAGTTGTAGTATCGGTCGACGTGACGTACTTAATGACTCCAGGCACCTTAACGATCCTACGCTCCGACACTTCTAGCATCATTCGGCGTAGTCTCTCAGGCTTCAAGTCAAGTGTACTCATAGCACCCCAATCAACGTGGTTCGCGATATAATCATCAGTCGCACGCCCACGTAAGGCGTAATCAGTGTGGTATACTGGCTGCGCATACTCACACTGTACATCTATCCATCTGTCATGTCTATACATAACAGGCGACCCATTTAGACCAGCTTCACACCTCAACAGCTGGTACCAATAAGCCACTAGTTCCGGTTGCCTTCTCACACACGTATGGTACATCATCAGACCTAGATTACGGCCCGACCTCAACTTCCACGTCCACGCACGTTCGAGGACGCCCTCCGTGTACTCACGCGAGCCGATCGGTGCGTCCGAGACCCAGCTCCCACTTACACCGCTCGAGATTGCCCTCGCGAGATATCCGACTGCACCACGCTTATTGAAGGCACAGCGCAAGAACTCGCCGCTTTCGGCTCCGAAACCTTGTTTCGAGGAGTTCATCCTTAGAGTCGACGACTTCAAGGCAACACAAACGCGCACACAAACGTCGATATCACTCGAACCCGCAAAAACGTCATCGCCGGCATGCTGCCAATACAGTCGCGAGTACTCCTGTCCCACAACAGTTCGTATGTACGCAGCGTTCAGGACCGTGTTCAAAAAAGTCGTCATCCGGTGCCCGCTCGGCAAGGTTGCAACCCAGCGCACCCACGTATCGATGTCCGTTCGAACCCTCATATTTGCAAGACTCTCCCTACACCACTGTACGACGTGCTGGTCAGGACAGTAAACACCAAGCTCCTCAACGACCATCTGCATCATTTCGATAGAATGGGCGCTGTTGAAGTCGTCGAAATCTGCCATGATCTTGTATTCGAACTTCGACAGCCGTTCGTAACGGACGTCATCCTCCTCTAGACCTGGTGATAAGATCACTGACTCATTACGCCAAACATCTTCGAAG